ATCGCTTTAGCGCAAGCAAAACTAAATGTTGCCGATGCGACAGACTCGCAAGCAGAAGCAACTGACGCTTTAACAGAAGCACAAACAATGCTTGATGAGGTCGTGAATGGCGCAAAGATTGGCTCTGATGCTTACACAGAGGCGCTAGAGAAAGTTAATGAGGCTAAGGCTGCACAAGTCAATGCTTCGGACAAAGTGATTGATGCTCTTGAGCGTGAGAAAGATGCTGTTGAAAAATTAACTGAGGCAGAACAAAAACGTGCTGACGCTGGCAAAGGTGTTCCTGCTGCATTGAAGAGAACCGCTGACGCTGCGCAAGAAGTAGTGAGTGTTGTTTCTTCTGTTGTTGCACCAGTGGTCGCTGCTGTTGCTGCGGTTGTTGAAACTGTTTCTAATGTCGCCTCAAAGACTGCTGAACAAGTTGCGGTTGATGCAGGATACTTAACACAAGAACAAGCACAAGCGTTAGAGCAACGGCGAGGCATCAGAGCGTTCGCTAGCGGTGGCATCGTCACGAAACCGATGATGGGGCTTGTCGGTGAGGCTGGCGCAGAGGCAATTATTCCGTTAGATCGTTTAGGCAATATGGGCAACACATACAACATTTCTGTTACCGCAGGTATGGGCGCTGATGGTAAAGATATTGGTACACAGATTGTTAATGCTTTGAAAAGGTATGAGCGAACGAACGGTGCTATTCCGATTACGGTGGCATAGTGGCAACAACTCTTGCATCGGGTGAAGTTCTAACTGTTCTGGCTGAAGTTGGTTTTATTGCTAACCAGTTTCGTTTAGACGACGCTGAAGCAGGCGTGCTAGATAATACTGAGTATGTTTTAGATGGCAACTTGCTCGGTGTGGACATTACCGAGTTTTGTCAAAACATTTCTATTACTCGTGGCAGACAAGATCAGTTCGCACAATTTGGCGCAGGTCAATGTTCAATCACTTTGCTAAACAACGACAGAAGGTTTGACCCGATTAACACAGCCTCGCCTTATTACGATGCTACGGCTGGTCGTTCAGGTGTTGTGCCTCGCAGAAAAGTTACAGTGCAATCAGGTAGCAACTATCTTTTTACAGGGCGTATAACCGACATTGATGTTCAATACAATTACAACTTAAGCACCGTTGAGATTACTTCTGCTGATGATTTCGTTTTGTTAGCAAACACAGTTGTTGAAGCAGACATCACACCATCGGTAGAGTTATCGGGCGCACGAGTTGATTTTCTTTTAGATTTGCCTGAGATCGCTTACCCTGCTGCTACTAGAGATATTGCTACAGGTTTGACAACGCTAGGTGCTTTCCAGATTGATGCCAACACAAACGCTTTAACCTATCTGCAACAGATCGCTACGAGTGAACAGGGTGCTTGTTTTATTTCTGCTGATGGCAAACTCACTTTCACTGATCGCCTTGCAGCAACCTTTGCAACTATCTCCGCAGTGTTCGCTGATGATGGCACAAACATTCCTTACACAGCGTTATCGGTTGTTTATGGTCAAGAGTTTCTATATAACAGGGTGCAGGCAACAGTTCAAGGTGGCACAGTTCAACCTGCTGATGATGCTGCCTCGCAAACCGAGTTCGGTGTTTCTACTTTGGCGTTGAGTGATTTGTTGCTGGCAGATAATACTGCTGCACTAACTTTGGCAAACTATCTGTTGGGCTTGTACAAGAATCCGCAGTACCGTTTTGATGATCTAGGTTTGGTCGTTTCTGCGATGTCGGCTAGCAATAGGAACACGATTAACGCTTTAGAGTTGCAAGATACAGTTTCTATTAAGCGCACTTTCACTACTGGTTCGCCTGCATCTGTCACAGATTTTTATGCGGTAGAAAGATTGAACCATCAGATCACAGCAGGCGAGCACCGTGTTTCTATAGGACTATTCAACGCTGAAATCTTGTATCAACTAATTCTTGACGATGCCGTGTTCGGCACACTTGATGGCGACAACGCCCTTGCTTAGTGTACAATAACCGAAATGGCACGCCAAACATTTACAGCAGCGCAAATCCTGACCGCTGCACAAATGACCACGCTGCAGGACAGCGTATGGTCTGATGATGTAAACACTCAAACTGGAACTTCGTACACTTTGGTTTTAACTGATTCAGGCAAACAGGTTACGATGAGCAACGCTTCAGCAAGCACGCTCACAATTCCACCAAACGCCTCTGTAGCGTTCGCTGTTGGTGTTCGCATACAGGTTATTCAGTTGGGTGCAGGCGCAGTGACTTTGACTGCTGGCGCAGGCGTGACAGTTAATTCGCTTTCCACTTCGCTTATTCTTGGTCAGTATCAGGTGGCGACTTTGATTAAGCAGGCAACAAATACTTGGATTGCTAATCTTGGCGGTTCGGGTGGTGCTGCTGATAGTGATCAAGGTATTTTGGCTAGTCAAATATTCGGATAACAAAAGGACATTATGGCAACTTTTAGCAAACAATTATTGAGCGCAAGCACTAGCGGTAAACAGATCAAGGTTGCTGCAACTGCTACGGCTGGCACAACAATTCATACAGCGCACGCAACAAGTCTTGACGAGATTTGGTTGTACGCAGTGAACAGTTCTGCATCGTCAGTGAAATTGACGATTGAATATGGTGAAGCAACTGCACCTGATGGCAACATTGAAGTAACGATTTTGCCTGAGGCAGGTTTGGTCACTGTGATCTCTGGACTTATTTTGACTGGCTCACTTGTTGTTAAGGCGTTTGCTGGTACTGCGAATGTGATTATGTTGTCGGGTTATGTGAACAGGATTACTGCTTAGTTATGGCTTATACTTCTTCTCAAGTTGTTCAGGCTGTACCTACAGGTATTCAATCTGCACTAGTTTTGATTACCAGCGGTTCATTTTCGGCAGTTTCACAAGGCACAGTTACAGCGTGTTTTAGTTCTACCTACGAAAATTATCGGGTAATCTTAAATTGCACTACTTGGGGCGGTGACAATTATTTGATTTTTGGCGCTGGTGGCACAATATCCACGGCAAGCAATACGGATTACGGCGTGACAAATCAATCGGGTGGTAGCGTTGCTGCTACACAAGGACAGAATCAAAATAAGGCTTTAATAACTAGAAATTATACTCAAGGCACAGTACAACTAGAAATAATCGGTCCAAACTTGGCAGATTACACAAAAGTAACAAGCCTTTACGGTGGGTCAAATGTTGGCACTTCAGGTATTAACGGTAACTCAGGCGCATTAGTAAAAAATACTACACAGTTCACAGATTTCACAATCCGCACCGATGCGCACCCGTCAGGCTCAGATAGTTGGTCATATAAAGTTTACGGCTACACAAACAGTTAGGAACTTATGACACAAACAGAAATCCACAACGCATTAACAGGCGAAATAGTTCGGCGTGATATGAACGCCTCTGAACTTGCACAAGCAGAAGCCGACAAGGTTGCTAGCGAAGCGCAAGCGAAAGCAGAAAGCGATGCTAAGGCTGCTCACGATGCGAAAGTTTTGTCAGCGAAAAACAAGTTGAAAGCACTCGGTTTAACTGACGCTGAAGTTACTGCTCTAGTAGGTTAAAGATGGGTTCTCGCCGTGACGGTGGATATGTTTCGGCATATCTGGTACGCCCTGTAACTAGGCAACTTGTAGCAAATTATCTTGTTGTTGCTGGCGGTGGTGGTGGGTCAGGCGCAGCAGATGGTACAGGGCAGGGTGGTGGTGGTGCTGGCGGACTTCGTTCAAGTGTTACGGCTACTGGTGGTGGTGGAACTTTAGAATCAGCGTTTATTGTTGGCACTAGTGTTGCTTACACGATCACTGTAGGCAGTGGTGGTGCTGGAGGCACAATTAGCGCATCACCTGCAAACATTGGTGGTAATGGCACAACTTCATCAATCGTTGGTACAGGTGTTTCAATTACAACTGTCGGCGGTGGCGGTGGAGGTTTTCAAGGTGGCACAGCAGCGAGTGGCGGTAGCGGTGGCGGTGGTGAAGGTATTAGTGGTCTCGGCGGTGCAGGTACAGTAAATGAAGGTTTCGCTGGTGGTAATGGGGCAGGCGCAGTAAGCCCTTTTGCTGGTGGTGCTGGCGGTGGTGCAGGTAGCGCAGCGGTAGCAGCAGTTAATCCTGTTGCTGGTGTTGGTGGGGTTGGCGTGCAAGTCGGTATCACTGGCTCACTTGTTTACTATGCAGGTGGTGGTGGTGGTGGTTCAGGAACGAGTGGCGGTCAAGGTGGTCAGGGCGGTGGTGGTGCTGGCTCTACAACAAATGCAGCAGGTACAGCAGGGACAGCGAATACAGGTGGTGGTGGCGGTGGCGGTACAGATTTGGGTGCGCTTGCATCTGCAGGCGGTGCTGGCGGTAGCGGTGTTGTGATCATTGACGCAGGACAACTCGCAGCATCAACAACTGGCTCGCCATCTTTGAGTGGAACTGTTTATACTTTTACTGGTAGCGGAACGATTACTTTCTGATGGACTATTTCTCTGAGCGTTCTCGCCGTAAGTTAGGTTATGTTTCTTCACAAGTACCTATCACACAAGACCCATACACGCTTGTAAATTATCTTGTTGTCGCTGGTGGCGGTTCGGGTGGTCAA